TGATAAATAGTTGAACGCTCAACTGTTTGTATTTTAATCATGAGTCAGTTATTTGGCTTCCAGATTAACAGAAAGGAGGGACAGAAGGGGCAATCCCCTGTCCCTCCTTCTGCTGATGAACCCATCGCCGTCGCCGCAGGTGGGTATTATGGAACGTATGTAGATACGGATAATCAAGCTCGCAATGAGTTTGAGATGATCCGTCGTTATCGTGACATGGCAATTCACCCTGAGGTGGATAGTGCGGTAGACGAAGTTGTTAACGAATTTATTGTTAGCGACGCCCACGATACTCCCGTGGAAATCAACTTAGATAATCTCGAAGTTGGCAATGGAGTAAAAAATAGAATTCGCAATGAGTTTGAGTATATCAAACGTTTGTTGAACTTTGACAATCGCGCACACGAGATTGTTAGAACTTGGTATATCGACGGTAGATTATTCTACCACAAGGTTATCGATCTAGATAATCCAAAGAAAGGAATTACGGAACTTCGTTATATTGATCCAATGAAGATCAAGAAGGTCCGTCAAAAAATTGACAACACCCCGAAAGACGCTCTAGCAAAAGCAGCAATCAAAGGCACTGCGCTTGAGTATGAATACGGAACATTTGTTGATTACTACCTATACAATCCAAAAGGATTTTATAAGGGTGGTGTCCTAGGTCCAGTTGGTGACATGTCTCTTTCACAAGGTGTGAAGATGGCAGTTGATAGCATCACCTTCTGTCCTTCAGGTCTACAAGATTTGAATAAAAGAATGACTTTAGGTTTCCTTCATAAGGCAATCAAGTCACTCAACCAACTCAGAATGATCGAAGATAGTCTTGTTATCTACAGACTATCACGCGCACCAGAGCGTAGAATTTTCTACATTGACGTTGGTAATCTACCTAAGGTAAAGGCAGAGCAATACTTACGCGATGTGATGTCTCGCTATCGCAACAAGCTAGTCTATGATGCACAGACTGGTGAGATGCGTGACGACAAAAAGCATATGAGTATGCTGGAAGACTTCTGGCTTCCTCGCCGTGAAGGTGGCAGAGGAACTGAGATCACAACTCTTCCTGGTGGTCAAAACCTAGGCGAACTCAAAGATGTTGAGTATTTCAAGAAGAAGCTTTATAACTCTCTCAACCTTCCCCCTTCTCGTCTTACCGACGATAACAAAGGATTTAACCTCGGTAAAACAACTGAAGTCCTACGTGACGAACTCAAGTTCAGTAAGTTCATCGGAAGACTTCGTAAAAGATTTAGCGAACTCTTCCACGATCTTCTCAAGACACAACTCATCCTCAAAGGAGTAATTGCTCCCGAAGATTGGGATGAGATGGAAGAACATATCCAGTATGACTTCCTGTTTGACAACCACTTCAATGAATTGAAGGAACAGGAAATGATGCTACAACGTATGAACCTCGTTACTCAAATGGATCCATTCCTTGGTAAGTATTTCTCTGTTGACTACATCCGTCGTCAAATTCTCCAACAGACTGAGAAAGAAATGAAGGAAATGGATAAGCAAATCAAGGGTGATATTGACTCTGGTCTTGCTATGAATCCTGCTGACATTAATACGTTTGACATGATGGATCGTCAAAACGATGCCTTTGCTCCTGAACTAGAAGCACAAGCAGCGGACGATGCTCAAGCAAGAGAGATTGAAAAGATGAAGGCAATGCCAAAACCCGCTCCAGCACCAGCGGCAAAAAAGAAAACTGATAAATAACTAATAACCCGTTTTTATGTTATGTCTGATCAACCATTAGATTCTGAAGTGCTCAATGTTGTCAACTTAATTGCTGACAAAAAACGAGCGGATGCTCTCGATGCTATTGAGGACATCCTTTATGCTAAAGCATCAGAAACAATTGATACATATAAGAAGACCGTAGCTAATACGTTCTTTGATGAACCAACAGGAGATACTCCAGAAGAACAATGAAACTAATTACTGAAAGCATCGAAGACATCCGTATCCTTACAGAGGAAAAGGATGGTGAAAAGCACCTCTACATTGAAGGTGTATTCCTCCAGTCGGAGATTAAGAACCGTAACGGAAGAATCTATCCTTTCGATGTTCTCAATAAAGAAGTTGAAAGATATTCTGAAGAGTATGTCAAAGCTGGTCGTGCCCTAGGTGAACTAGGTCACCCTGACGGTCCCACTGTCAATCTTGATCGAGTGTCTCACAAGATCACATCACTAAAGGCAGAGGGTAACAACTTCATGGGTAAAGCAAGAATTCTTGATACTCCCATGGGTAAAATTGCCAAGAGTCTCCTCGGTGAAGGTGTAAAACTTGGTGTTTCCTCCAGAGGAATGGGTTCTCTCAAAGAGGAAAACGGCGTGAAGTATGTTAGTGATGACTTCATGCTCGCCACTGCTGCTGATATCGTAGCAGATCCTTCCGCTCCTGACGCTTTCGTCAACGGAATTATGGAAGGTAAAGAATGGGTTTGGGAAGGCGGTTTACTCCGTGAAAGACAAATCCAAGAGATGAAAAAGGAAATTGATAACGCTTCTAGAATTAATCTAGAAGAAAAAATGCTTTCCGCATTTGACAAGTTCCTTTCAAATCTTTGAATTCATAAATAATCTTAGAATAATCATTTAGATACTTACGAGGAAAACTCAAATGTCAGATATGCTTAACGAAAAGTTTGAGGAGTTTGCCAGTGAGCACGCCACTGTCCTCGCTGAGGCAGGACAAGATCCAATGCCAACGGTGACGGCTGCTGTTCTTCCTGGTGACGCCGCTGCTTCAGGTCAATCAAATACTGCTGTTAACGCTAAAGCCGCTGCTGGCGAAGGCGCTACAGGACATGCCGCTCCACTTCAGCCTGGTATTGCCATCGGTCAGAAGGCACCCGCTGAAGTTAATAGCGTAACCACCACTCCTCATGAACATGATGAGGATGGCGATGAGAATCCTGGTGCTAAGGCTGCTGCTCCCATCTCTGGTGGTATCTCTGGCGAACCTAACCGTGGCGCTTCTAACACTGATCTTCCTAACGGAACTGCTCCTAAGTTCGGTGCTGAAATTGCTTACGGAACCAAGGAAGGTGGTAGCGTAACCTATCCCATCAAACCTAAGTTTGAAGACCTCGACGTATCTGCTGATGTTTCTGCTCTCACCGAGGGTACTGAACTCAGCGAAGAGTTTGCTGAAAAAGCAAAAACAATTTTTGAAGCTGCTGTTAAGTCTAAGTTGTCTGAAGAGTGGACCAAACTCGAAGAGCACTACAAGACACAACTCGCTGAGCAAGTCGAAGCTGTTAAGAAAGAACTTGCTGAAGAAGTTAACGGCACCGTCAACTACGCCGTCACCAAGTGGCTTGAGGAAAACCAAGTTGCTGTTGACCGCGGAATCAGAAATGAGATTACTGAAGACTTCATTAGCGGTCTAAAGAATCTCTTTGAATCACATTATATCTCAATCCCCGACGAGAAGGTAGACGTTCTCGAAGGTATGACTGAAGATCTTTGTAAGATGGAAGAACGCCTCAACGAACAGGTTAAGGCTAATATTGAACTTCAAAATCGTCTTAATGAGTCTGCTAAGCAGATCATCGTCAAGCAAATTGCCGAGGATCTAGTAGACACACAAAAGGACAAACTAGCATCCCTCGCTGAGGGAGTTGAGTTTACTTCTGAGGAGGAATTCTCTAAGAAACTCACCACTATTAAAGAGTCATACTTCCCCAAGGAAGGTGCTCCTAAAGTAGTTGCTGACGAAACTCCAGTGGAAGCAGAAGAGGTAACACCAGCAATGGCAATGTACCTCCAGGCAATGAACCGCTGGAATCAGTGATTCCCTAAATAATTCTATCCACATTTCCTAACAAAAAACTCGGAGAAAGTAATGTTTAACGCACAACATCTCCAGGAAAAGTGGTCCCCTGTTCTTAACCATGGCGAAGCTCCTGAAATCCAGGATCGCTACAAGAGAGCAGTGACCTCTGTACTCCTGGAAAACCAAGAAAGAGCTCTTCGTGAAGAGCGCGGCATGATCAATGAGGTCGCCGTAAACTCACTAGGCGCTAGCACCATCACCCCCCCTGGTTCTGCTCTCGCTTCAAACAACACCGCTGGTCTTGCTGGTTTCGACCCCGTTCTAATCAGCCTCGTCCGTCGTGCTATGCCTAACCTAATGGCATATGACGTTTGTGGTGTTCAGCCTATGTCAGGTCCTTCAGGTCTCATCTTTGCTATGAGATCCCGCTACGAGAACCAAGGCGGAGAAGAGGCACTGTTCAACGAGCCTGATTCTCAGTTCACCGCTGGTCTTGACGCTACTGCTGGTGCTTATGATTCCGCTAGATCTGCTGCTGCTGCTGGCGATGCTACCAACCCACTCGTAGGAACCAACCCTGGTCTTCTCAACGATGGCGGCACCTACGAAACAACCCGTGGTTTCTCACGTGAAGATCTAGAGCAAGCTGGTGACGCTGGCAAACTGTTCCGTGAGATGTCATTCAGCATCGAGAAGACCTCTGTGACCGCTAAGTCCAGAGCTCTCAAAGCTGAGTACACTCTAGAACTCGCTCAAGACCTCAAGGCGATCCATGGTCTTGACGCTGAGCAAGAGCTCGCTAACATTCTGTCTAGCGAAGTTCTCGCTGAGATC